TCCGTCCATGGACAAGGTAGCAATTAACAGATATTTTAAAGAAGCTCCGAACGGCTTTGCTGAGATCGACGAAGCGGAGTACAAGGAGCGAAAGGAAGCTGCTAAAGCTCGGATGGAGGCAACCGATGGATCGAAATAGATTTATCCAGTGCATGAAAAGCAACATCGAGTTGTCGGATAAAGAGCGGCGAAGAATTATCAGAAGAAGCGTTGAGAGTCAGCCGTGGAAATTAAAGTGTACGATTGCTATGGAGGAATTCGCAGAACTTACGCAAGCAATCAGTAAACAGATTCGAGGGTATGATAATAGAATTGGACTTTTGGAAGAGATGGCGGATGCTTATATTTGCCTGGAATTCCTTAAGTCCATTTTTGATATTACACCGGAAGAATTGCAGAAGGCTATAGATGTTAAATTACAAAGAGAAAGGAATAAACAGAGATGAGTAAAGAGATTAAAATTGCTGGAAGTATTTCATTTGGAGGAAAGCGCCTTAATGTATATGGGGATCTTGACGCTCCGCTGTTCAAGGCAAAAGATATTAGTCATGCTATCGGCTACAGCAGCGGTAACGAGTGGAGAATGCTTGAAATGTGTGAGGATGATGAAAAGCTGAAACTACCTTTGGTAGTAGCAGGCCAGAGACGTTCCATCAACTTTGTAACCGAGAACGGTCTGTACAACATCCTTGCTCAGAGCCGTATGGAGATTGCAAGATCCTGGAGACGTGTAGTTCATGACGAGCTTATCAACATGCGAAAAGAAAAGGGCAGAAACATCGCTGAGCAGTTCGAAGAGTGGGATCACGCAATGGATAACATTTACTTTGATGAGGAAACCGGTCAGCTTATGCAGTCGGTCACGGTTCCTGGTGGAGATGTAATCCAGATTCCTTATGAGAAGGAAGAAGAGTAATTAAAAACGTGGGCTATGCTGGACTAAGGAGCATAATAATCCAGATTGGTGGGGATCTGGATATTCTGAAAGGAGGACAGGATGATCTTATATGTGGTTCATGGAAATACCTATTATGATGGATACGGACATATAGAAAACATATTTGGTATCTATACGGAAAAATACGCAGCGGAAGCAGCTAAAGATCTAAGAATTAAAGAACTTTACGAAAAAGAAATTGCAAGGGGGCAGATGTCCATCGTTGAGAATGTGTCCGATATCGAAGTGAATATTTTGGAAATCGAAGCTGAAAAACTTGTAAATATCGAACTGGGAGGGTATTGCGAATGAGCATTAAATTAGAGCATGTGGTTCTGGCAAGTCCGGAGCAGATGGAGTTTATTATTGAAGGTATGCGAAATCCTATGAATTCATGGGAGAAGAGTGATAGTTATGCTGGTCATGAATATATGGGAACTGGAAATGAATATTTTAAACTCGGTGAGAACGACCATTCTCTCATGCGGCGATTAGCGAAAGCCGGTACAGATCATAGAAAATTTATGAGAATGTTGCCGGTGTACGTGAGAATCACAGCACCGTTATATTGGTGGAAAGAATTTGATACTTACAAAGTCGGAACGGTCGCTAATAGTTGCAGTACCATGCATAAGATCGCAGCTAAGGAGTTTACGCTGGACGATTTTAGCTGTGAGCATCTTAATCGTATTGGAACCAGTTCTTTATGGGATATCATTGATATTTTGAATCTGGATAGAAAGTTATATTTGAATGGCGGAGACTACAAAGGCGAGCATTATGCTCCAAAGGACAAAC